ATCTTGTCTAAGACGGGTGCTGATGCTAAAAAGATGTTCACCGATAAGGTTGTACCCATCAATAGCAGGCTCCCATTCTTTTTTAAGCCTATTATGGATGGTATGGACAAGCCAAAGACTGAATTGTCTTATAGAATCCCTGCATCTAAAATTACTAAAAAAAATATGTATGAATCTGATAATGATGTGATAGAGGGATTAGACACATCTATAGATTGGAAAAATACGGAAGACAACTCCTATGATGGAGAGAAATTATTATTATTGGCTCACGATGAAAGTGCTAAATGGTTGAAGCCAAATAATATAAAAGACAATTGGCGAGTAACTAAAACCTGCTTAAGATTGGGTTCTAAAATCATTGGAAAGTGTATGATGGGTTCAACGTCAAACGCACTAGCAAAAGGAGGTCAAAATTATAAAGATATGTTTGAAGACTCTTCAGTTTTTAAACGAAATGCTAATGGGCAAACTAAAAGTGGACTATATTCTTTATTTATTCCGATGGAGTGGAATATGGAGGGGTTTATTGATATTTATGGTTTCCCTGTATTTAGAAAACCTTTAGAACCTATTAAAGGAGTAGATGGAGGACTTATTACAAATGGAGCTATTGATTATTGGGAAGCTGAGGTAGAATCCTTAAAAAGTGATGCAGATGCATTGAATGAATACTATAGACAGTTCCCTCGTACAACTTCACACGCTTTTAGAGATGAAAGTAAGCAAGCATTATATAATCTTACTAAAATATATCAGCAAATCGACTATAATGACTCTATGATTAAAGAGCATTATATCACTCGTGGGTCTTTCTCTTGGAAAGATGGAATTAAGGATACAAAAGTTATTTTTGCTCCCGACACTCGTGGTAGATTTTATGTAAGTTGGACACCTCAAAAATATCTACAAAATAACGTACTTTTACGAAATGGTTTGAAGTATCCGGGAAATGAGCATATTGGTTCATTTGGTTGCGATTCTTATGATATTTCTGCGGTAGTTGGTGGAAGAGGGTCTAATGGTTCTCTGCACGGATTAACTAAGTTTCACTTGGACGAAGCACCTACTAATGAGTTTTTCTTGGAATATATTGCTCGTCCACAGACAGCAGAAATATTTTTTGAAGAGGTTTTAATGGCTTGCATTTTTTATGGTATGCCAATTTTAATAGAGAACAACAAGCCAAGATTATTGTATCACTTTAAAAACAGAGGATATAGACATTTTTGTTTAAATAGACCTGATAAAACATATAATAAATTAACAAAAACAGAAAGAGAACTTGGCGGAATGCCAAACTCTTCTGAAGATATTAAACAAGCACACGCTTCTGCAATTCAATCGTATATTGAAAAAAACGTTGGTCTTGATTTGGCAGGAGAATATAGAGACCCGGAAGAAATGGGAACTATGCCTTTTATAAGAACATTAGAGGATTGGGCAAAGTTTGATATAAACGATAGAACTAAATTTGATGCATCTATTAGTTCAGGATTAGCCATAATGGCTAACCAAAAGCATTTATATGTGCCGGAGAAAAAAGAATCAAAAATAAATCTTAACTTCGCAAGATATTCAAACGATGGAACATTAAGTCAAATAATCAAATGAAAGACATAGTAATAGACATAAAATCTACAGCGTTTCCAAGTCAGTTAGCAACCGATGCGGAAAAAGCATCTGATTCATTTGGGTTACAAGTGGGTCAATCTATTCAATATGAATGGTTCAGAAAGGATGGTAATTCCTGTAGATACTACAGTCAATGGAGAGATTTCCGTAGATTGAGATTGTATGCTCGAGGAGAACAATCGGTAGCAAAATATAAAGATGAATTAGCAATTGATGGGGATTTATCCTATCTAAACTTAGATTGGACTCCTGTGCCAATTATACCTAAGTTTGTTGATGTTGTCGTGAACGGTATGTCTGATAGACTTTTTAAGGCAAAAGCATACGCACAAGATGCTATGTCTCAATCTAAGAGAAGTAAATATCAAGAGATGATTGAAATGCAGATGGCTGCAAAGGATATTATGATGATTGTGAAAGAAAAAACAGGGGTAAATACCTTTATGGATGACCCTGATAAACTTCCGCAAGATGATGAAGAATTGAGCTTGTATATGCAGCTTAATTACAAACCTGCAATCGAAATTGCAGAAGAAGAAGCTATAGACACCATTTTTGCTGAAAACCATTACAACGATACTCGTACGAGAATTGATTATGATGCTACAGTAATTGGTATTGGAGTTGCTAAACACGAATTTCTTGAAGGAGAAGGTGTAAAAATATCATACGTTGACCCTGCGAATATAGTTTATAGCTATACCGAAGACCCCTATTTTAGAGACTGTTTCTATTGGGGAGAAATCAAAACTATGGCTATTTCTGAACTTATGAAGATTGACCAAAAACTTACTAAAGAGGACCTACAAGAAATCACTCAGTATAGTCAAGGTTGGTATGATTATTACAATGTTGCTCAATTCTACGAGAATAGTATATTCGCAAGAGATACTTGTACATTAATGTACTTTAATTATAAGACTACCAAAAAAGTTGTTTTCAAAAAGAAAATACTTGAAGGAGGCGGCTCAAGAGTAATTGCTAAAGATGATACGTTCAATCCTCCTATAGAAATGATGGAGGAAGGTAATTTTGAAAAAATAGAAAAAACAATTGACGTATGGTATGAGGGTATAATGGTAATGGGAACAAACATTTTACTTAAGTGGGAAATGTCTAAAAATATGGTTAGACCAAAGTCATCATCTCAACACGCATTGCCAAATTATGTAGCTTGTGCTCCAAGAATGTATAAAGGAGTAATCGAATCATTGGTTAGAAGAATGATACCATTTGCTGACCTTATTCAATTAACTCACTTGAAACTTCAACAAGTAATCGCAAGAGTTGTTCCGGATGGTGTGTTTATTGATGCTGATGGATTAAATGAGATTGATTTAGGAACAGGCGCTGCATACAATCCTGAGGATGCTTTAAGACTTTACTTTCAAACAGGGTCTGTAATTGGAAGAAGTTATACTCAAGATGGAGAGTATAATAATGCCAAAGTTCCAATTACGCAATTGACATCAAATTCAGGGGCTGCAAAGACTCAAATGCTTATTGGCAACTATAATCACTACTTAGATATGATTCGGTCTGTAACGGGCCTAAATGAAGCTAGAGATGGTTCTACTCCAAACCCTGATGCATTAGTTGGAGTTCAAAAGTTAGCAGCTTTAAGTTCAAATACAGCTACAAGACATATTCTTGAGAGTGCATTATTTATATACCGCTCATTAGCCGAAGCAATAACTTATCGAGTAGCTGATATTTTAGAGTACTCAGACTTTAAGGATGACTTTGTTAATAGAATAGGCAAGTATAATGTATCTATTTTAGACCAAATTAAAGATTTATATATTTATGATTTTGGTATATTCATAGAGGTATCTCCTGATGAAGAGCAAAAAGGTCAGCTTGAACAGAATATACAAATGGCATTATCTAAAGGGGATATTAATCTTGAGGATGCTATTGATATTCGTGAATTAAGAAATCTCAAACTTGCTAATCAATTATTAAAATTGAAAAGAACTAAGAAATTGGAAAGAGAAGAGAAAATGGCTATGCAAAAACAAGCTATTACTGCTCAACAGCAATTACAGTCTCAAGAATTAGCGGGTCAGACCGCTATGCAGAAAATTCAAGGAGAATTACAAAGCAAAATTCAGCTAAAACAAATGGAAGTTGAGTTTGATATTAAAAAAATGCAAGCAGAAGCTGAACTTAAATCTCATTTAATGAGGGAAGAGTTTGAATATACAATGCAGATGAATGGTATGCAAATGCAAACTTTAACTAAAAAACAACAAGATGCTGAAGATGCTAAAGATAATCGTATTAGCCTTCAAAATACTCAGCAATCAAAACTAATTAATCAAAGAAAAAATAATCTTCCTCCATTGGATTTTGAATCAAATGAAGATAGTTTAGATGGTTTTGATTTAGGAGAATTTGAACCTCGTTAAAAATTAAAAAAAAAGTATAACTTTGTAAAAAATTAAATCAAATTAAAATCAAATCAAATGGAAATGAAAGTTAGATTATTAGATGGTATAGAAGAAAAAGGTGCAGCTCAAGTTGAACAAGAATTACTTGAACAACATCAACAGCAATTTCAACAACAAGAGCAAAGTCAAGAGCAAAGTCAAGAGCAAAGTCAAGAGCAACAGCAACAACAAGAAGAGGTTGAGTTAGATGAGCAACAAGTTCTTTCATATATTGGAAAAAGATACAATAAGCAGATTAATTCATTAGATGAATTAACAGCGCAAAGAGAAGAAGCTGAGGCTTTACCTGAAGATGTTGCTGCTTATATGAAATACAAGAAGGAAACCGGAAGAGGGTTTGAAGACTTTATCAGTTTGAAAAAAGACTTTGATACAATGGACTCTGAGTTACTTCTTAAAGAATACTTACGTTCTACACAGGATGGACTCGATGCTGATGACATTGATTCATTAATGGACGATTATCGATACGATGAAGACATTGACGATGATTCAACTATTAAAAGAGTAAAAATCACAACAAAAAAAGCTATTGCAGAAGCGAAGAAATACTTCAACTCTCAAAAGGAACAATACAAAATGCCCCTTGAGTCAAGTCAGGCATCAGTTTCTGAAGAAGAAAAAGAAGCGTATCAAAGTTTTAAGCAATACCTAAATAATGCCAAGACGATAGAAGAGGAGAATAATCGTAAACGTCAATGGTTTGACCAAAAGACTAATGATGTTTTTAATGGAGAGTTCAAAGGTTTTGAGTTCTTTAT